TTTCCTCCTAATGGGGTTGTGGTTGTTGGTTAGTTGCTTCCCTTCGGCCTACCGAGTGTCCCAGTCGGGGTCTTCGGCTTGCGGGCGTTTGGAAAGCAGGCTCCAACTCGGAGGTGTCTGCGTTCTGCTGCGACTCATACGCGGTCGATGGGTGTCAGTCAAGACACAAAATGGAAATTTGCAGGACCAAGAGTCGAACTTGGAACTTCAGCTTATGGGGCTGACGAGATACCTTTTCTCTATCCTGCGATTTTTTCTTACGCCTTGAGCAGGCCGGTGACCAAAGCGACGGCCTCGGGGTCGGCCTCGTGGTAGCGTTTATGCCAAGGGTTTTCCGAGTTGCGCATGATGTCGGTCGCCCGGGCCTTGCCGCCTATCATGTCGGGTGTGGCGAGTCCGCGTCCGATTTTGTCCTCGCTCATCATCTGGGCGAGTCGGACGTAGCCGCGCACCACTTCGGGATCGGCAAAGCCGTAGCTGGTGGCGTTGACGCCGACCAACTTGGCGGCTTGCTTGGCCACGGAGACGTTCTTTTGGAAATCCCCGCCCCACTCTTTTTGCAACGTGGCGATGGCTTCCTGGCGTTGCTGGTCGAACATGCCTTGCACGACATCGACTTTGCTCGACTCGTATTGGGCAAAGAGCCCGGCCAGCTCCTTCATCGCGGACGGCGGGATGTTGTGCTTGTGCGCCACCTCGGCAAAGGGCTGCATCGCTTGCTTGTCCCAGTTGAAACCTTCGGGCACTTGCTCGGGCGCAAAGTCATACTCCTCGAGCGACTCGGGCACTCCCAGGGCTTTGCGGTAGGCCGACAGTTCTTCCGGTGTCGACTTCTCGTTGGGTACTCCGAGCTTGCGTCCCACGAGCGCATTGGCGTGCGCCAGCGCCTTGGCCATGTCGGGCACGGTCTTGTAGCGGGCCAGGGATTCTTTGTAAGGCACGGCGTCGTCGGGAAGGTGGTCGGTCCAGCCTTCGGCGAGGGTGCCGTCGGGTTGTACGTAGGTGCTCGAGGTGAGCCCCGCGTTGTTCTCCGCTCCGGTGGTAGCCGGCGCGGCTTGCGTGGTGTCCCCGGTATCGAGCAGTGATGCCTCGGCGGGGGTTTCGATTGCGGTGTCCATAAAAGCTATTCGGCGGGGGTGAAGCCAAGGTGCGTCCGGCGGCCGGCGTAACGGCGCTCGTACTCCACCGGAGCGTTGTCGCGCAGCCACTCGACGTAGGCCGGAGTCTTGTCGCCAAGCATCGGGTCCATCTCGGGCGGCACGGTAGCGTCGCTGGTTGCGGGAGTTTCGACCGGCTCGGTGTCAGTCAAGACTTCACGGCCTTTGCGGGGTTGTTTGGTTTTCATTTGAGGACTTTATTTCTCGGTTCTTCGAGGTTGCCGTCGGCCGCAGGTTGGCGGCGCAGCATCGCCTCGATGTGAAGCACCACGCCCCGCTGGCCATCGCGGATCGCCGCCGGGATCGGGTTGAAATCTTGCGCGGGCAAAAACATCTGCAACTCGGTGCCAAAGGATCTTTTCAAATCATCCAGGACCACTTGGCCTTCCTCGCCTTGAAACACTCGGTGGTAGGCTAGGATCGTGCGCTGGCGTTCGCGCTCGCGGTTTAGGGCAGCTTGTTTGTCGTCGGGTTTCATTCAGCCATCTGGGCACCCATCGCTTGCGCGATCATGCTGTCGTTGCGCACCGCACCGGCTTTACCCAACGCGGAGGCCGTCTGCTCGAGCTGCTCGGCTTGCATGGCCTGCTGGGCCTGCTGCGCACGCTGGGCACGTTGCTGCGCCACCATTTCCTCGTCCATGAGCCACCGCGCCGGCAGGCCGTCGTTGCGGGCCATGTCGCGGGAAATCTCGTCGAAGTCGTAGTTGTCGAGCATCTCGGGTTTGATCTGCGCGTAGGGCAGGAGCATTTCGCTGGTGCGGATGAACGCGGCGTTCTCGAGCTGGCGGATCGCCAGGGCAATGCGACTGCTGTAATGCACGTCCGGCTCGGGGATCGCACCGATCATCACAAGCTGCTGGGGCGGCGGCGGGAATTTTCCCTGCCGCGCCAGCAACGCAAACACCCGCTTGAGCATCGGGTTGAAAAGCTCGGTGGTCATCCGGGCAAAGGTCGGCGAAAATTGGATGAGCTTCTCGGCGCTGCGCTCGGCCACTTCCCGCGCCGTCATTTGTTTTTCGAGCTGCGCAAACATCTTGAAAAGATCCACGTGAAACGCCTCGTTGATCGCATTGCGCCGCTGCTCGGCTCGGTTCATGCCGATGTCATATCGTCCGGTCGTGCCCCATTCCCGGGGCAACGCGTTCGGATTGTTCGGGTCGAAGTAGGTCACGCCGGCCGCTCGCAGATCGATGTCCTGGTCAAACCCCGCGGGGATGAGCACCCGAGGAAATGCGGACAACTCGGCCAAGCTGTCGAGCTGCTTTTCGAGGAAGTTCAACTGCCTGGCCTCGGGCAACGCCGTCCAGCTCGGACTGTAGCCGTAGCTCTCGGAGTTCTTCCACTTGAGATACCTAGTGACAAAAAACGGTTGCTCGTCGAATCCACTCGAAAGCAGCACGTGCTTGCTGGCCTTGTCGACATAGACCGAGGCAAAGGGTTTGTTGGGGCCGTCCTTTTTCCCACGCTCGATCTCCCCCGGGCCACGCGGGTAGATCATGTGGATGATGGTAAATTTGCGGTAGCTCTTGGTGTTCTCGAGGTCCGCTTTCATCGGATCGCTCAACGCCTCGGGACCGAACTTCAACGCCGCTTGCCGGGAGGTCATTTCGTACTCGCGGGTGAGCGTGTCGACGTAGCCCTCGTCGTCCTCGCTCACGGCAAAGCTGCCAATGTCGAGCTTGGTGAAATTCAGTGCATGCGTGCGGCCTTGCTCGACCATGATCGCCGCCGTGCCAAACGCCCCACGATCGAGGTACATCTCATGGATCTCGGTGTAAAAATTCGACCGCGCCAGCTCGCCGTGCACCACTTCGGTACAGCGTTTGAACCACTGCTTAATCTCGTCTTCGCTTTCCATCGCCGTCGGCGGCTCGAGCGAAAACCACCGACTCTCCATCGGCGTCATCCACGAAAGTTGACCATTGGCCAGGACCATGTTGGCCCGCACAGCCGTGGCGTCGAAAAGATACGCCTCGTCCTCGACTGAAGGCTGGCTGTCTTTGGTAAAGAGCCCCGCCTTGCGCGGCATGACATACCGGGCAATGTCCTCCCACAACGTCTCCCACGTGGCACGCTGGCCCACCAGCTCGTAGTGCCGTTGCAGGATGTTTGTGGCCAGCTCGTCTTTTTTCATACTAGCCAAGACCTAGCGTAGACGGTCCGGTCAAAAGGGGTGCCTGGTTGCTCTCCCCAGCCAAGATCGACTTGCGCAGTCCGGTGCGCTTGGCGCCGACTTTGCGCTGCTCCGTGTCGTCGGCCGTCGCATCCATCACCCGCGCCGCGGGCTCGGGCTTCACCTGGTTGGCCTTGAGCTGCTCGAGCTGCGCCTTCTGGGCGTTCAACGCATCGGTGCGCTGGCCTTCCATGATCGACAACTGCTTTTGCATCGCCTCTTGCTGCGCTTTTTGCTGCGCGGCCATGCTGGCGGCTTGCTTCTCCGAGGCCACTTGCTGGGCACGCATCTGCTCCATCATCGCGCTGTGCTGCTGCGCAGCCATTTGCTGCTGCGCGGCACTGCTGCCACCACCTTTACCACCGCCAAAGAATCGGCGGCTAGTTAGGTCGATCGGGCTTCGGGTGTAGTTTCTCATAGATCAGCCGAGGGTTGAGCTTCCTGCCAAGCCGGATTCGCCGGCCAAAATTGAGGTGCGCTGGCCACGGCGACGTTGCCGGGCCATCTGCCGCTGCGCTTCTGCCGAGGTGCCCCCTGCCATCGTGCCGGCGGGCGCCACCGCTGATTGGACACTGGCTTCGCCAGCTTGCGCATAGGTCGCCTGCTCGGCCGCCATCCGCTGGTTCTCCGCCGCCACCCGCTGACGCTCGGCTTCGGCCGCGGCCGATTCGGCGGCCATCTGCTGGCGCAAACGCTCCTGCTCGGCCGCTTGCTTGGCCGCCTGGTCTTGCGCCGATTTCTGCGCGGCTGCGGCCGCTGCTGCTTGCTGCTGGGCCTTCTGCTGCGCCGCACGCTGCTCGGCTTGACGTTGGGCTGCTGCTTGCTGACCAGCTTGTAAAGCTCTATCGGCCCCCGGACTGCCTGTGGTTCTACGCCTCCCACCGCCACCGCGGGCGATGCAGTTCACTTCCAGCCGGCGTGTAAAACGCGGCAACGCGGGCACTTCGATTCCGTATTGGTCGATTGTCATAAGAGTCGATGAAACTTGAGCGGGCCATCTCGCCGTGCCCATGCCGCCCACGTTAATGGGTAGGGCATTTGTTGCAAGCAAAATGTCTTGACTGACACCGCTGACGGCCCTGCCGCCGCCCAGACCAGCCACGTGTCGGGGTGGTCGTACGTCGCCCAATGATCCCACGCCTGGGGATTGGCCCGCTCGATCGGCCGCGCCATCATAAAATGTGTCGGCGTCGAGACCACCAACCCGACCTCGAGGTACGCCTCGATGTCGTCGTGCAGTGAACACTCGGGCAAGTGCTGCCGGTAAAGCTGCCGGACTCGTTGAATCGGCGTCATTCGCATGACCACACCTCCGAGCTGCGCTTCATTCCCCGGGGCCATCCCTCAACGGACGTGAACGACTTCTCTTGGAACAGCACGTAGTCGGTCGGCTGAATCGTTAGCCGGCCGTTGTCGAGTCGCACAAAGGTGAACTCCTTGCCCTGGTCGGGTGCCGCCGAAAATGCATCCCCCACCGGCGCCACGCTAAATAGGTATTCGCCCTCGTGCTCTTGGTCGTCGGCCCGGACCGTCACGTCCACGCCTTCGAGGTAGGGGTAGAGATTAGCCGCCCACCCCCAGCCGTAGCAGTCCCACCGTTGCGCCGATTGGATCGGCCAATGCAGCTCGGGGTCGGGCCGATACGCGAGGGCGTGGGGTGGCAGGTTGCGGTAGCACGCCCCACTCTCGAAGAGCACCGTGCACCCCCACGCCCGAGACGGCCAGCTCGTCAACGCGAACCACACGGCCGGCACAAACCCGCAGGGTTCCTTGTGCGTGAAGGTCGTGTCGACCCACACGTATTGGTGCCGAGGCAGTGGACCGGAGAACGTGTTCATCGCTTTACCTTCCCAGTGCCACGGAGGCCGGTGCGCACAATCGGCCGGCGCCCCCACTTGCCACGCCGAGGGATCGAGCTGCGATCGACCACCATGCCGCGGTTGATCGCCTGGTGCGCCAAGCTGAACGCATCGCTGTAGTGGCTCGACCAGTCGTGCACCGGCACGTCGCGGATAGTCACGCCGTCCTTCTCTTCTTTGCTGCGATACGCATCGAGGGCATCCAACCCGGAGCGGCACCCCTCCTCGTTGAAGTGCACCCGCGGGAACGCATCGAGCGCGAGGTTGATGCCGTCCCACACGGAGAGCTGACGTGGCACCGGGACGACGTTAACCAGTCCGGCTCGGGCTAGGCCGTCCTGCCAGAGCCCGCCCCGGTCCGATCCGGCGTCGTGGGGTAGGAAATGGGACCCATAGGCGTACGCCTTCGCCCGCAGCCGGGCAGCCCAGTCGGCCGGCGTTTTGCAATCGTCATCACCCGAGAGCGCCTCGAGGAAGTTGATGCGGTCACCCACGAGCTGGTAGACCCATACCTTCTGGTTGAGCGGCGCCCCTACGTCCCACGAGGTGTACACCGGCAGCTCCTTGAACCAGAGCACGTCGGGACTCACCCGACGCTCGACGCGGGCGGCCTCGAGCTGCCGCACGTAGATCGCCCCTGGTCGGCCGATGGCAAAGCTGCACTCCATCTCCTGCTCGAACACGTGGGCCGGCGTCCCTTTGCGGATGCTGGCCAGCTCGTCCGGCGGGAGGATGCCCGAGTCCGAGGCCTTGAGCATCAGCGTGAACCAGCTCGGGTCGACCAGGGCGTCGCACCATAGCCGGTAGAACTGGTTGCGGCCCTTGGGCGTGCCGATGAAGGTCGCCCACCCGCCGTAGTCGGAGAGCGTGGGCCGGATCACCGAGTGCCACGCAGCCGGATCGATGTCCGCGTACTCATCGATGACGATGCCGTCGAGGTAGAGACCACGCAGCCGCTCGTACGCATCGCCAGAGTACAATCTGATCGTGGCCTTGTTCGGCAGGGTGGCCACGAGATCTGCCCGGTTGATCTCGACGCCAGGCACCTGTCCGGTGAACTGCGTCACGTAGCCCCACGCAATGTCCTTCGCTTGGTCCCGCGTCGGCGCCACGTAAGCAAAGCGCATCGGCGGCCCCGGGCGCTGCGTCGAGAGTGCCCGGTAAAGGATGTCCTGGATCGCGGCGTAGGTCTTGCCGCCGCGGCGATGGACGACCAAGCAAGCCCACCTCTGCGTGCGCGAAAGGTAGTCGCGGAACTGCGGCCGCGGGATAAGTTCGAGTTCCGCGGCCATTAGAGTAAATCCTCCCATAACTTAATACTATCGTAATTTTGTATAGCTCTTTGGGGTAATGTTGTCATATTCTACAGTGTTGTCTCATTAAGCTCGAAAACCCTGCGATTAATCGTTTTCGGTTTCTTGTGTAGCGTCAGTCTCAATAAGGTTTTTGAGCGGCAACACCGGCACGGCCTTTACGTCGATAAAATCCGTCGGCCGATCGCCACCAATGCGGATTCGGATCGTCTGCTCGCCTGTCTGCTCGACCTCGAGCTTGTCGCCGTATTTCTTCGGCGCCCATTTCGACAAGATCCACTTGCGAGTGTCCACGCGAACCCGGCGACTTTGCGGATCTTCGTTCGGATCGTCCGCAATGCGCAGCGCATCAAGCGCCATGCGTTCGATCTGCACTTCTCGTGCGCGGGCGTATTTGTTGCGAAACTCTTCCTTCTCATTCAACCACCGAAACACTGTGGTTTGGTTCGGAAACCCTTCCTCTTCGCAGACATGCAACAATGCTTGGCCTTCGGAGACCTTTTTGCAGATCGCGTCGACCAGCTCGGTCGAGTAAAGCGAAGGTCTGCCTGTTTTCTTTTTCACGTCACGTGACATAAGTTGAAAGTAAGGTGTCAGTCAAGACAGTCAAGGATTTGCCC